CTAATAATTTATATTATTGATAGTTTTATCATCTAAAGCCGCATGGGTAGGGGCTATCGGCGCAAATGTCAAAATCGAAATGACAAATGCAACAAATGTAACGCTTGCCGCATGTGTGAAGCAGCTTTCCAAAATCTTTCTCTTCTTTTCGTCTTTTTCAGTTACTAGATTGCTTGCAGCGATTACTTCTAGTCTGTCTTTTTCTATAAAGTCTGCAAGAATTATACAAATTTCTACAGGTAAACCACTTTTCCCAGCCTTTACGTTACGAATATAACCAGTTGAAATATCTAGGAACTTAGCAAGATCAATTTGTTTTCCTGCCTTTCTTTCTGCTATTTCAATATATTGTTTCATATCCATTTGTAATTTTCCCTTGACAGCAATAAGTTTATTGCGCATTATTAGGCAATAGTTTTATTGCTTTTGATTTTTTAATAATCATATAGTTCAAATCACCATAAGTCAAATAGGGACATTTTATGAATTCTTACTTCAAAGCCATAAACGAGGCTACTTCAAATGGTGAACGTCCAGAGCATTCAGATATGTGGCGTACCTATCACAATAATTCACCGATGTCTGACTGTGAATATCATTTGATTTGCTCAAGTATTTGCTGTCCCGAGCTGTCGAGGCACGAGACAGCGCAGGACAGCAAAGGCACCGAAAAAAAACTTTACGTTCCAGTTACACGTAAAGTTAGTTCGGAAATCCGGAAAAATAACCAAGATTTGCACTAAGGAAGCATCAAAAAATGATGAATGCTTTTCCTGTTTTTGTAGACTACTTGACTATCCGTCAAGTTCACGATTCAGGGAATTTACCAATTATTAACGGGGGTAGAGTGGTTAGAGTGGATTCTGACGGTGAAATTGAATATGTTATTGACACAAGGCAGGGGCTTGAAGGCTCTTTTGATTCCCGTGTTGAAATCCGCTGTGACGGGCACACAGTCGAATTTTCAGGAAACATTTCAAGGTATGGCAGACCGGATAATCTGTTCGGTTTCACATTTTCAGAGACAATCAGCCGGATTAATAAACTGCTGGAATCTTTCAAGCTGCCGCCTTTCACCAAAGGCAAGTTATACCGTTTTGCTGATTCCGGTTGGACATGGACAGGCGCAAGGGTTAGCCGAATCGACATTACCTGCAACTATGTAACCGGATCAATGCAGGATTCAGAAGCGTTACTCAGAAGCATGGCAGGACATCACATAGGCCGTCAAAAAGGAAGTCTTTCAGTTAATGGCGCAACGGTTGAATATGGCAGGGGTTCCAAATATGTGTATGGAAAGCTCTACTGCAAAACCACGGAACTAAAAAAGCATCGATCCAGAAAATCCGGTTCACATGTTTCTGATGATGTCGTCCAGTTTTGTCAAAGCCTCGGAGTTATCCGTGAAGAATTCACGCTCAAATCAAGATTCTTATTACAAAACGGCCTCGCATATCTAGGAGCAATAACAGATTCAGAATTAATAGGTGTTTATATGAACAGAACGCAATTGCAACGACTAGAAAAAGTTGAATACGAAAATTTTAACGACCTGCCGCCACGGTTACGCGCTACCTATGTGAGTTGGAAATACGGCTATCCGATTGAGTTAAAAAAGACACAATTTTATAACCACCGTAAAGAGCTTCTTAAATACGGCATTGATATTTCAATCCCGAACAATGTTCAAACCTTGCCAGTCAGGGTCAAAACCGTCGAACTGGCTGCATTGACCGCGCCCGACTGGTACATCCAAAAATACGCATAATTTTCTACGCTCTGGATTTTTAACTGCCGGTTCAGATAAAGCGTTTACAGGTAGTGTTCAGGAGTAACACAGCATGTTGGAAAAAGTAAAAGTAACCGGAATGACCTATTTTGACGATGAAATTGATGGAAAGCATATCGATTCAGGAAGCGTTTTCATTGAAGAACAACTGAATTTTCAAACCGGCAGGGCTAAAGGCACTGCAACCCAAAAATACCCGCTTGGCAAAGCCAGTCTTGCAAAAGCATTAGCGCACCTTGAATTTCCGCTGATCTGTGAAGTCGAGTTTGTACGTGTCACCAATGGCAACTTCAGCAAAAACATTGTTAATTCACTCAAGCCTTTAGGATCTGTAAAAGCCGCATGATTTCAGCGTTTACGGTTTAATGGAAGTCAAAATTTTAACTTCCATCAAACTGTAACCGGTGCAATCCCGCACCATTAAACCTTAAAGGAGTTTTAAACCATGAATCACAAATTAAAAGACGTCGTGACGACTGTCGGTACCAGCATCAAAAACGCAGCAATCTCAACTTTTAACTATGTTAAAGGTCTTTTCATTCAACCGGCCATCGAAGGCGAATACATCGCCAAAGGTGCAGTCGATCTTTCCCGCCGCGCATTCTTCACCAAAAGCGCAGTATCCACCACAATGGTAGCCTGTTTGTTTGTCCTGCCTTCCATAGCCTTCGCTGCCGTTCCTGCATCAGTAACCACCGCAATCACTGACGCAGTAGCGGACGTTTCAACAATCGGCGCCGCAATTCTTGGCGTGATCGTTGTCATTGCCTCATTCATGTGGATGCGTCGGCCTATCAAGTAATGAGCTACCTCTATCAAAACCGGTGTTTTGATACGGTCCAGCAGCTACATGAAAATGTGGCTGCTGACTGCCCGGCTGTATCCAGTGGCGCAAGTATTCAATGCGTACCGTCATCAACAGACATAGCAATCACGCATACCGACCTTGCAACACTGGTATCAACAACAAGCTCACACATACCGCCGCAAATCGCGTGCGATCCGTCACTAACAGACCTGACAACCATCATCTGGGACATTTCACTGATCTGGATAGCCGCCTTTACCGTTTCAGTCATCGCCAAACAGCTACTAAAAAAATGAGCATCGACCTTTATTATCAAGCTTACTTTCTCGGCATCATGGGGGCGTTATGGATCATGTTAAACTTCTGATACCGATAACCCTGTTGTTACTGTTTTATCGTCCTGTCCCTGTACACGCCGAAATAATCGACATATCGCAGCATTCAGGCATCATCCGCGATTCAGCCGGAAACTATAAAACCATCAACGGCAGGGGATCGATTACCAGCATCAACACCGGCACACAGCTACAAATCCGGAATCCTTCCTTACCTGTGCCCACCACCAAAGGCAACCAGTTTGTAGACATTTCAAGAACCGCCAATGTTGACATTGCGCGTGTCGGCATTGCAACAGCTTCCATGATTCGGCGTTTAACACCGCTGGCCATGACAATTGGTGCGGTTTCCCTGATATGTGAACTTGCCGCCATTTGTGAACAGGCTGACGAATGGTGGACAGGCGAGAACTCAGACATTGTCACCGCACCACCTGGCAACTGTTCATCCATTGCATTTGGTGAAATACAATATTGGACAAACACCTTTAACCGTACATTCCAGTACAAACGGGTAGTGCATTCTTCCTGTGAAGCTACGCCAGCAGGATTTGGTGTAATTTTTGCCTGTTCACAAAGCGCATCAAGCTGTATCAATGGCGAACAGGTTATTCAAAAAGACATGGGGATTGGCTACCCATTGCCCGAACAGGCCAGACCCATCACCGATGCAGACCTTGAAGCCGCTGAAACAGCTTTAAGCGATCCCCAAATGACAGACCATTTACTTGAAAACGCTGAGCCCGTTCCCGTCGATGTCAGCACGCCGCCAGCACTGGACGCACCGATCAACCAGCCCATAGGCAGCGAAACCATCACCACCAAAGACGCACAAGGCAACACCACCGGAACACAGGTAACGGAAACATCACTCGACATCACCGACGCGGCTACAACAGAAAACCCAAACCAGATAGATGTCAAAGAAAAAAAGACAGTCACTACCTACGACCTGAACAACAACCCCACCGGATCAACCACCACAGAAAGCGAAATCCGGCCACCTGCGCCACCTGATCCGCCAGACATCGACTACGAAATAGACTTTGACGACGTCAACGACAAAGACCTTGAAGAATACGAATTCCCCGACATCTTCAGCTATGAATCATGGGGTGAAGGCTCCTGTCCCGCTGACCGGTCAGTAAGCTATGGCTATGGTAATTTAAACCTGTCCATGCAACCCGCATGCGACTTTGCAACCGGCGTGCGGCCAATCATTCTCGTAATCGCTGGCCTGTCTGCCATGTTCATCATCTCAGGGATTAAAATAGAATGATCAAGGAAATATTAGTCCCGCTCGGCCAGTTCTTTGAATCCAACATCGGCGCAATCGTTAAAACCGGACTATCAGCCGCCGGTGTCGGCGTTATCAGCTACGCCGCCATTAGCGCCGCCTTTGACATAGCCCTGAACTACGCCCGCAGCCAATTCGACTCACTCGCAACTGACGCGCTTCAACTCATCGGCCTTGCCGGAATAGGGGAAGCATTAGGGCTTATAGCCGGAGCGTTGGCCTTCAGGGTCACATTCACATCAATGTCGAAACTAGGAGTATTACCAAAATGACGGTTCTAATGCCGTCCAGTAGGAAATATTACAGAGGCTCAAAATTTCCCGAAGGGAAATAGTTCACGGTTTGAGGGCGGTGATTTTCCGTAAACGGGTATTCCCGACCAAGCCACCATAGAAAGGCAAATGCCCTGATTCAACACAACCCCTTTACAAGACAAAAGGCATACCATGAGTATTACATTACTAACATCAGTACCCGGCGGCGGGAAAACTTCTTACGCAGTTTGGAACGTCATCAAAAAAGCCCATGACGAAGGAAAAATCATTTATACAGTCGGCATTCCAAAACTAAAAATCCCGACAATTGAACTGACCTATGACGATGTTAAAAACTGGAACCAGACCACAGAACAAGAACAAAACTTACCCGAACTTACCAATATAGAACACGGCTCTATAATCGTCGTTGATGAAGTGCAAAGAATGTGGCCGGCCACTGGCAGCAAAATAACCGAAGACATTAAAGACCTCTCTATTCACCGGCACTTCGGCCTGACATTTTTTTTAATAACCCAATCACCAACACTGATACACAGAAACGTACTTGCACTGGTAGACCGCCATTTGCACATTCGCCCGACATGGGCAGGCCGGAAAATCTATGAATGGCCGGAATACTGCCGCAACCCCGCAGCACAATCAAACAAAAACGCCGCCATCACATTCAACTACAAACTTCCAAAGCAATCTTTCAACCTGTACCACTCTGCAACACAGCATATCAAACCTGAAAAACGTATACCAATGGCCTTTTATGTCTTCGTCACATTCCTGATATTAACCGCAGTCTTTGTCTATTTCAGCGTTGACCGAATATTAAGCAAAACCGACGCACCCAAAGAGGAAACACCGCATGAATTTTTATCGGATAATGAAAATACTGAAATTACTCAGGAGAACTTACAGACAGTATCAGTCAGCCAGGAAAACCAATCGATACCACAACAACAAATCTCAGAACAGCAAACCACAGCAAAAATATTGCCGACAATCCTTTCAGAAATCTACGACTGGGACAGGGTAGCTGCGTGCCTCAACTCTGAACAATTGGGATGTGTCTGCTATGGTCGATCAGCCGAACGGCTGATGATCCCTAAAGAAAGTTGTCAGTTAGCAGCTAAGCATGGGTGGACTCAAGCCAAAAAATAAAAACTACTTCTAGCAGCAATTTCTCTCTTTCAAATTCGAAAGCTGTATAGGTATACAGGGCACTGAACCATATGTGCAAAATATGCAGCATTCAGATTTAAGTGGCTTCAGGATTACACGACATTTCTCGCATACATAAAACCATAGGTAAGAATCAGTAGGCATTGTTTCTACTTTCCGATAACCACATTCAGGACATTTTATTTGTGACTTCAAAACCACACCATGACTCATAGCTAACTACCTCCTAAATACTGGTTATAACAAACTCTGCCTTAAACTAAATACAGTATACGGGTCGCGCCGCCAATCGCCGTGAGGGTATGGGCACCTGCGTCCATGTGCCCGAAACCAGATGAGAAAAATCATGAATTCAGACTTACACAATTCTAAAGGCAACATATACCTTTTACATTATGTGCATAGTTTAAATTATGCAGATAAGTTTAGTTGTTCTTGCACTTGACAAAAAGATAAATTTAGTAGCTAATTCAAAAAAAGTTACATCGAATTAAACCCTTTGTTTATTATGGTTTTTGTTTAAAATTATGACTAGCCTAGTGTACGGAAAATTTTATCGCATTGAAAATGGCTTTGATAGTTGGAAAGGTGGAAATTTGGATGCCTGCGGAAGAGCAGCTTGTTGTAGGAAAAATCTTTATGATGTTTCTACTTCTGAATTTTTTAGCATTGAAAAATTAAGTAGTATCTGGAAAATTGAATCAGCAAATGGAAAAGCTGATGGAATGCCTGTTGTAACTAATGATGCCATATATCTTGTTAATCAGTATGAAATAAAATCATATTTGGATGTCTGTGGAGGCGGCATTCATATTCAAGACGCATCAACTAAACCTAAGAAAAACCAAGACACTACAGTATGGATAATACTTGCTCATTCAGGTGTTGAAATACATGAAGATGATACAGTTTCACTGCTTAATGAATCATCCGAATTGAAAGATGAAGGTTATTTGCACACTGATAATCATTCGCCTATTTGTGATGAAAACTTGTTCAATGTGTCTGTTGGCTACTACAGCCCGGATTTTACTAATGAAAGACTACAGTGGCGTTTTATAGAAATACCAGATTAA